ATCCGGCAAAAAACATGGGAGGCCTATATTGACGATCTCCTCACCCGTAAAAAGCCCAATGCTTGGGAAATTGGGATCACCACACGATGGCATGAGGACGACCCTGCGGGTCGTATCCTACCCGAAAATTATAACGGTCAAAGTGGACTATTGCATTGTCGAGATGGTAACGAATGGTACGTTGTATGCCTGCCTGCCGAGTGTGAACGTGAAGACGACATACTGGGGCGTAAAATAGGAGATATCCTTTGGCCTGAATGGTTCACAGAAGAAATGTTCAGGGCACCCAAGCGTAACCCGCGTACTTGGTCGTCCTTGTATCAGCAACGCCCGGCTCCTGACACCGGCATGTTGTTCAAAGCTGAATGGTTAAAATCCTATGAGCAAAATCCAAATACAGGGTATCCAACTAATTTTGAGCCCGGTGATCTGAATATCTATGGGGCTAGTGATTATGCAGTGACCAAGGATCGTGAAAATTACACAGTTCATATTGTGGTGGGTGTGGATAACAAAAGTAATATTTATGTGCTGGATCTTTGGCGTAAGCAGGAGTCCTCAGATGTTTGGGTTGAGTCTTTTTGTGATTTAGTCAAGTTTTGGAAGCCTATTGGGTGGGCTGAAGAAACGGGGCAGATCAATAAAGGTGTTGGCCCCTTCCTTACAAAGCGTATGCGTGAACGGCAGGCTTATGTGGCTCGTGCACAGTTTCCATCCACTAAATCAAAAGCCCAGCGTGCTCAAAGTATCATAGGTCGCATGGCCCAGAATGGTTTGTATTGTCCTTTTGGTGCATCTTGGTTCAGTGAGTTCAGTCGGGAATTGCTTCTATTTGATGCGGGCACTTTTGATGACCAAGTGGATGCTTTGAGTTTGATAGGGATGGTGCTAGATAGAATGATCTCGGCTGACAGTTCTTCTCAGTTTAAAGAAGAGCCAAAAGTGTTTTCTACTGTTCCCGGTTTGTGTACAGTTACTTTAGAAGATATGTTTGAAGCCAATGAGCAGCGTGGAACCACGATTGGCAACCTTCGGATACATTAAATGGACATTGAACTTGATCCACTAGCTGGGCCTGAGGGTGGACGTAAGTCTGAGCGCAAGGCCTTCTTTTGGCGTGATCAAATTGAAAAGATGGGTAAGCATAAAGGTTATCTTAATTTTATTAAGCGTGGTCACAAGATTGAAGCTCGTTATCGTGATGAACGTAATCGTGTTGATGAAGAATCACGTCGTCGATATAACTCACTTTGGTCCAACGTAGAAATCCTCAAGCCAGCTATTTATGGCAAGACTCCCACCCCACTTGCAGAGCGCAAGTTTGGCGATAAGGATCCAGTGGCGCGTGGTGCGGCTCAGATCCTTGAGCGTGCATTGCGCAATGAAATAGAAATTTGTGGTTTTAACGAAGCCATGAACCAAGCTGTCAGTGATTATTTGTTGCCGGGACGTGGCACTTTGTGGGTTCGTTACGAGCCTCAGATCAGTGAAGGTGTTTCGCTGCCTAATGAAGACAGCATGGATATGAAGGATCGTCCGGGTCAAATCAATTCTGACGCGGATGCTACTGACGGAGGCGATCTTGAAACTGATAATGAGTCCCCTGATAGTGAACAAGATCCAGTTGAAGAAAAACTTGAGTCTACCGGCGATCAAATTGTGCGCGAATCCACACCAGTCGATTATATTCATTGGGAAGATTTTCTTGTGTTCCCAATTGAAGCCCGTACATGGGCTGAAGTAGTAGCCATTGGTAAGCGTGTATTTCTTACTTATGAGCAAATGCGTGATCGTTTTGGTAAGGAAATTGCCAAGAAAATACCTTTGGAAAAGGATGATCGTCAAAAAGATCGTTATGAAAATTCAAGCCCGCAACACGAAGTCAAAGGTGAAATATTTGAAATTTGGAACAAACAAGATCGCACTGTTTACTGGGTGGCTACTGGGTATGACTACCTTCTTGATCGTAAGGACGATCCGCTGAATCTGGAAAACTTTTTCCCAGTACCACGACCCATTATAGCAAATCAAACTACTGGGACGTTACTTCCAGTGGCTGACTATATTCAGTATCAGGATCAGGCTACTCAAATAGACGAGCTTAGCCAGCGGATAGCTATGCTGACAAGGGCTTGTAAGGTTACGGGTACCTATAATGCTGCTGCCAAAGGCATTCAAAGGCTTCTAAATGAGTCGGTTGAGAATGAACTGATCCCGGTTGATGATTGGGCGATGTTTGCTGGTGATAAAGGTGGTGTTGCCGGTCAAATGTCGTTTCTGCCTTTAAAGGAGATTATTGGTGTTCTCAATGAGCTAATGGCCTTGAAGCAAAAGCAAATTGAGGAAATGGACCGGTTGACTGGCATCAACGACCTGATGCGGGGTACAACGGATGCACGAGAAACATTGGGTGGTCAAAGGCTGAAGTCTAATAACACTGGAACCCGGTTAACCAACCGTCAGAATGAGGTCGCACGCTTTGCCCGTGATACAATACGGATTATGGCCGATATCATGGCACAGCATTTTTCCACCCAATCACTTGTCGAAGCTTCAGGGGCTATGTATGAGGAGGGACTTGGCCCAGATCAAGACTTGATGCAGCAATTGCAGGCACAGCAGCAGGCTCCAGCTTTGCCTGTCCCGTCTATGGGCGGCTCAGCACCACCTCCATCTCCTATGCCCGGCCCGGCCTCGGGCATGCCGCCTGCGGCGGCCCCTTCTGCTCTTTCTATGCCGCCGCAGGCAGGTCCAAACGTGGTTCCGTTCCCAAAACTGCCCATGTCGGCCCCTCCGGGTGGTCCTTCCGGCATGCCCGTTACAGCCCCGCCTGTAGCGCCCGGTTTGCCTATGCCTCTTCCGCCTGATCCTATGCAAATGGCGCTTCAGCAAGCTTCACAGCGCATTCAGCAGGCTATTCAGTTGATCCGGGATGAGCGTTTTCGTGGGTTCCGGGTTGATATTGAGGTTGATTCGACGATTTATGGTGATGCGGCTCAAGAAAAGGGTGATCGTACTGAATTTATCTCAGAAGTGACGAAATATCTTCAGACTTCGATGGCAATGGCGGCTCAAGTGCCTGAGATTCTGCCCCTTCTTGGCAAATTACTGCAATTTGGGGTGCGTGGTTTCCGGGTTGGCCGTGATCTTGAGTCTACCATTGAGGAATTCTGTGATTCGGCAGTTAAAATTGCCAAACAGAAGCAAGCACAAGCTGCTGCTCAACCAAATCCGGAGCAAATCAAGGCGAATGCACAGGCCCAGCAGGCGCAAGCTACCTCACATGCAGCGGAAGTGCGTTCTCAAGCCGATATTGCTAAATCTCAGAATGATATTAAGACCGCAAATGTTGAAGCACAAGCAAGTCAACAGCAGGCTCAAGCCGAGGTCATACGTCAGCAACAAGAAACTGTTGGTGAACAACAGAATAATCAAGCTGATATGATGATGAAGCAAATGGAAGTGCGTATGCGTGGGATGGAAATGCAAATTGAGCAAATGCATATTATGGCTGAAAAGAATAAAAATGAAACTGAAATGAAGAAAGCTGCGGCATCTATTGAAGTTGCTGAGGCAAATGCGACTGCTGCCAAAAAAGCAGCAGCTGCCCCTAGACCAGCAAGTGGGGCAGCGTAATGATGACTAGAACTGAGATCAGGAATTATATCGAATCAAAACTTACCCCTCCTTTTAAGCTTGTGATGGGGAATGGGCTGGCTACCCCGTCCGGAATCTATTTTTGGGATGATAATTTTGACGCTGTTGCAATTCTCATTGGAAGGTATGACAATGGCAATGTGACTTGCTTGTCAATATCTACCCTTGAGCAATTACAAGCCAGAGATGATGGTGAGCTTAAGAAACTGCTTGATACTCGGTTTGTTCAAGCAATGAAAACATGGGAACTTTATTTGGAGTCAGTCAATGATCCTACGGCGTAGCTTTCTTAAAGGTGTAGGTGTCTTGTTTATTGCTCCGGCAATTATCAGGGCTGAGAACTTGATGCCAATTAAGGAATATATGCCAGCAGTACCTGCGTGGTGTCCTGAAGGTTGGCTCCCACTTGATGGACGTGAAATAAGCAGGAAGTTTTACCCAGAGCTTTATGCTGCTTATAAGCATATGCGGTATTCTTTGATACTTTCAGATCAACCATCTACTGATGGTTTAGAAACTGTCATAGCTTATAAGAGCTTTATTCGTCCCAATGGGCAATTGATGCGAGCGGGAGCTTGTCATCCTATATATGTTCCTAAGGAGCTTAGAGTATGACGACTTTTGTTTATCGCAACGGCAAACTCGTTGACAAGAACAAAGCAGGACCAAAGAATGAGAAGCTTGGTACGGCATCTTATGTCATTCGTGACGAGATGGAAGCTACGAGACATATGGCGGACGGGAACTATTATACCAGTAAAACTAAATTCAGGAAAGCGACCCGTGCTGCGAATTGTATCGAAGTGGGGTCAGAAACGTCGACCCTATTAAAGCCTCGTCAAAAGGTTGAACTTGATCGTGGGGCTCGACGTGAGGCGATTCAGCGCGCAGTCT